CGCTGCGGCTCGCTGGGGACGCGACGAACACGATCCGCGCGTACTGGTGCGGCTGGACGCTCACCCCCGCCCAGGCGACCGCGCTGAGAACCAGGCTGCAGGAGCAGGGGCTACTGGACGGGGAGGTGGTCGTCGTGACGAAAGCGGACCAGGCGACGTTCGTGCCGAACCTGCAGGCCCGCGCGTACATCTTCGACGCCCGCGAGACAGCGTGGCAGCCGCAGGAAGTTCTCACCGCTCTCGGACTCGACACCCCACAAACCATCATCCCCCTAGGGAGGCTGCATGCCGGTAAGCAATGATGTAGCAGTCCCCAGCGAGACACAAGAACTCGCACGCGGCCCACAAGGCATCCAAGGCCCCCCTGGGGAACCAGGCCCGGAAGGACCCCGGGGAACCCGCGGGCCACAAGGCGAAATCGGCGACAAGGGGCGCCCCGGTGACCCCGGCGCACAAGGCCCCCGCGGCGAACGCGGCGACCAAGGCCCCCAAGGCGAACCCGGCCCCACCGGTCCGTCAGGCCCGCGCGGCGAGACAGGACCATGGGGCGAGAAAGGCGACCGGGGACCAGCCGGCCCCGAAGGACCCCACGGCCCCACCGGTCCCCAGGGACCGCAAGGCACAACCGGACCACAGGGCGACCAAGGCCCCCACGGGCCGCAAGGCGACTCGGGCCCCCCGGGGCCGCAAGGTGACGCGGGACCGCCCGGTGACCCCGGCTACCTGCGCGCGAAGATCACGACCGACGTCACGTCCACCGGAGCCCGGTTGCAGGACGTCACCGGACTCGGGTTCTTCGCCGACGCCACCACCGACTACGAGTTCGAGTTCGCCGTTCCCCACCAGGGGCCGATCGTGCTCGCGCTCGACGGCCCCGCCTCCCCGATCCTGCTCGTCTACCGCGTCACCGTCACCGACGAGTACGCGACCGTGAACGGCCTGCTGCGAAACGGCGAGACCGCCGGACGACTCATCTGCCGCTTCCGCCCCGACCAGGCCGGTCAGACCGTGACCGTGCACGCCGGCGCAATGGTCCGCTGGCACGCCTACTAAGGGAGGCCGCATGATCTACCTCGCACTTTTCGCCGCCGCACAGTTCGGCCTCGTCGTCTACCTCATCAACGAGCAGAAGGGCCAGGCCCGCCTGATCGCCGAGGTCGTGCGCTGCTCAAGCCCCGACCTGTGTGAGATGACGGCCCTCGTCGACAGGTTGTGTCAGCGCATCCAGGCACCCGAGCTCGCGACCGCGCAGCACCACAACCTCGCGGAGCCGATGTACGCCCCGCAGCACGTCCCAATCGACGACGACGCCGCGTACTTCGAGTCCAAAGAAGACATGGCGCAGCGTCTAGCAGACATGGAGCTCCATGCCACTCGCTGACATCGGGACGGCCGTCACCGACCTCCTGAAGCTCCCTCCGAAGCCGCTCGTCACGCCCCCCGACGTCAAGGAAGCACTCGACCGCGGCCGCAAGGAGATGGTCCGCGACGCCGCGAAACGCCGGCTGTGCATGCGTTTCGAGCGCGGCGACGCGTACACCTTCATCGACAGCAAGGGGTTCCTCGCCAACCAGGCAACCTCGCTGGACATCGCGGGCGGCAAGCCGCAGCACCGCATCCGCAACAGCTTCAACCACATCCGCCCGCTCGTCGAGGACAAGGTTTCCGCCGCGACGTCGCAGATCCCCGCCTACCGGGTCGACGCGACGACGGAGGACCCGGAGGATCAGTCGGCCGCGGATGTCGCGGAGAAGGTCGCCCTGTACGGCTACGACCGCTGGCACCTACGTCGCATGCGGATGAAGGTCGTGAAGAGCGCGATCGCGCATGGCGGTGACGGGTTCGCGTTCCCGTACTTCGAGCCGAACGTCGGCCCCTACCACCTCGTGCAGAACGCCAACGCGGACGGATCGGACGAGTGGGTTGGTGAGGGCGAGGTTCGCATCATCACGCTCGGTGGGAACGAGGTGTACTGGGAGGCCGGCGTCGAGTTCGATCACTCCCGCTGGTACGCCATCGAACGCGCCCGCCCCGTCGATGAGGTCATGCAGACCCCGGGTTTCTTCGGATCCAAGCTGACAGCGGACGCGAACACGTCGGACGTCGCGACGGACGCCCAGCAGATCGCCGCCGGGAACCTCGTCATGGTGACCGACTACTTCGAGCGGCCGTGCCCGAAGTGGCCCGAAGGTCGCCGCATCCAGATGGCGAACGGCCGCGTCATCGTCGACTGGCGCCAGGTCGACCCCACCACCTCGATGCCGTGGGAGCCCTACCCGCTGCGTGACCATGACGACAAGGTCATCGACGAGCCGATCATCCACCGCCTGTCCTACACGATCGACCCCGACAGTGACCGGGACCTCGGTCTTGTGTGGCAGCTCATCGACGCGCAACGCACGATCAACGACTGCCTCAACAAGCTGCTCGAGTGGAAGAACCGGTGCCTGAACCCGCAGATGGTCGCGGCGGTCGGCAGCATGATCACCCGCCCCAACGACGAGCCCGGCTTCATCCACTACCACAAGATGGGGATGCCGCCCCCGACGTGGCAGCCGACACCGCAGATCCCGCAGGAACTCTTCCAGATCTACAACACGATGACCGACGCCATGCGGTTCATCGCGTCCTACGCCGATGCGACCGCCGGCCCGAACGTCGCGGCCGCGACCGTCCAGGCGGACGTCGAGCAGTCTCAGGCCCGGTGGAAGAGCTTTCTCGGGGACCTCGCGGAGTTCGACTCGCGGCTCATGCGTCACTGCCTGCTGCTCGTCTCGCGCTTCTACAACGAGCCCAGGCTGCTGAAGATCAATGGCTGGTTCGGCCCTGATCGCGTCAGTGACTTCATGGGCTCCCAGCTCAACGGCCAGGTCGACGTCCGGGTTCCCGCGTCCAGCCTCGAGCAGATCAGCAAGAGTGATCTGCAGAACCGCGTGTCGTTCATCGCGCAGACGTTCCCCGGTTACCTGTCTCCCGAGGTCGCGCTGGCAGCGATGGACAACGGGTCCGCCGCGAACCTCGTGCGCTCCTACATCTTCGATGAGGCGAAGGTCGGCCGCATCATCCTGCGTATCCGCAACGGCACCGTCATGCAGATGCCGACCCGTCACGAGATGGACCTGCAGACCGGGGCGCCGCTCATGATCCCCGGCCCGATCGACCCTGTGACCGGGCAGCCTGGACCTCCGGTTGAGGCTGAGGTCCCGGGGTACATGCCGATCCCCGACGTCGACAACCTGACGGTGTGGCGCAAGGGCATCGGCGACTGGATGAAGACCCCGGACTACGAGCAGCTCGACGCCGGGCTGCAGGAAGTCCCGAAGCAGATCCTCGCCGCGATCAACCAGTTGGAGATGCGTGCGCAGCAGCAGCAGATCGCGCAGCAGCAGGCGGCGGCGGCGAAGCTCGGGCTCGGTGCCGCTTCGACGCCGGCGGGGGCACCGCCCGCGCCGGATCAGCCCGCACCGCCCACCTAACCCTCTTCTCTCGGCAGGACACGCCCCCGGGCCCCTGCCAACTCGATGCACCACGCGGACACACCCCTCGCGGGTCCCGCTGCCCCTACCCGAAAGGCAACACCCCATGGATGACACGGCCCCGGTCACACCGGACACGCCCGACACGTCGGCCCCGAACGGGACACCCGACACGCAGACGATCAACTGGGAGCAGCGCTACAACGACCTGCGCCCCAAGTTCGATCAGACCGCCCAGGAAGCCGCGCAGCTCCGCGCAGAACGGGAGCGCCTGCAGACCGACGAGGACTACCAGCGTCAGCTTCTGCAGCAGCTCGGCTACGAGATCGAGGATCCCAACCAGGGCGCACCCGACCCCACCGAAGACCTCCGCAGGCAGATCGCGGAGCTGTCCTCGTGGAAGGAAAACCTGACGCAGGAGCAGTTGCAGGCGCAGCAGCTCCAGCAGATCAACGCCTCGGTCGAAGAGCAGTTCCGCTCCACGGCGCCCGAGCTTGACCCGGGGACCCGCGAGTGGGTCGAGACGAAGGCGTTGAGCATGGCTCCGCGCGACGACGGCATGCCCGACATCCAGGGCGCCTATAAGGCGTTCCAGGACTGGGAGCTCGAGCGTCAGAAGCAGTGGCGCGCAAGCAAGCGTCGCGCACCGCACATCACGCCCGGCGGACAGCAGGGCACCTCCGCGCCCAACCTCGATGACCAGCAGGCACGACGCGACTGGATGGCATCACAACTCGATGCCCTCAACGCCGACTGACCTCTTCATCGCGGGCGCTTCATAACGACAAGGAAGGAAGTGGCCCGCGATGGCCTCTACCGTTGCCAACCTCGCCAGCGTCCTGAAGGACGCATGGACGAGCGACCGGCTCGCCAAGCAGTTCTACGACAAGGCACCGCTCCTGGACTGGTTCAACCAGACCAGCCCCACCATGATCGGCGCGCAGGCGCAGGTCCCGATCCACAAGGGCCTGCCTGGCGGCGACACGTCGACCGGCCCCGCCGGCGGGGTGCTGAACCCGGCATCCAACCAGCAGGTCGACCAGGCCCTCTACACGATGGTCTACCTCTGGCGCCAGATCGCGCTCGAGACCGCCGCGCTCAACCAGACGGGCTCCTCGGCGCAGTCGATCGTCAACGCCAAGGACTTCGAGATCCAGGGCGCGATGGACGCGATGGGTCGCAACGCGTCGCGGATGCTCGCCAACAACGGTGACGGCCTGATCGCTCAGTGCACGACCACCACGACGTCGAACACCATTCTCCTGCTGCCGCAGGCGTCCGGTGGTCTCGGCTACGACATGATCGTCAGGGGTGGCCTGTACGTCGGGCAGCTCATCGACATCGGTACGACCGCGGACACGGATGCGATCGCGACCGGTGTGACGATCACGGGTGTCACGAAGTCGGCGACCGCCCCGGCGATCACCGTCTCCGGCAGCACGCTGTCGACCACGTCGTCGCATTACATCTCGGTCGCGAACCCGAACTCGGCGACCGCCGCGAACCCGGAGCTCAACGGGCTGCGGAACATGATCGGGTCCGCTACGTCGATCCTTGGCGGCATCAACCCCGCCACGGCTGGCAACGAGTACTGGGCGCCGTCCACGGTCGATGCGAGCACGACGTCGTTCTCGTTGGACCTCATGCTGAATCTCAACATGGGTGTCTACATGCAGACGGGTTCCGCGCAGACGACGGTCCTGATGTCCGCCAAGCAGATGATGAACTTCTACTCGCTGCTTCAGAACCAGGTCAGGTTCACGGGTGAGCGCGGGATGGGAGCGGGCGGCATCGGCAACATGGACGGCCTGTCGTGGAACGGCATGGGCGTCAACGTCATGCTCGACATCGTCGACAAGGAGATCTACTTCACCAACCGCGACAACTTCGAGAAGATCGTCGGCAACTTCAAGAAGCCGACGTGGACCTCGGAGATCGAGGGTGGCGGACAGGGTCTGCGCTGGGCACAGGGCACGACCGGATTCGTGGAAGGCGTGGTCTATCCGCTGCAGGTCGGGATGAACCGCCGCAACGCGTCGGCGGCCGCGACGAACCTCGTCGCCTAGTCGTAACCACAGGGGGCGGGCTTCGGCCCGCCCCCTGTCGGTCCATGGTGGGGCGGCGTACCTGCCGGCCCCTCAACATCATCGAGTCAAAGGAGCCACCATGGCCCTAGGGACCCTCACGAAGGCATCGGCGTACACGGTCGCGAACAAGCGTGTTCGCGTCTACGACGTGCAGCTCACGTCGGGCGCGAACTACACGACGGGCGGGGAGACGATCACCCCCGCGTCGGTCGGGTTGAAGTCGAAGATCGAGCAGGCCGTCGCTCACGGCAACGCGCGTGCGACCTCTGGTGGCGCGACGGCACGGACTCTCGCGTTCGATTACGCGACGACACCGGGTTCGGTGAAGATGCAGGTCTACACGACGGCGTCCGCTGAGGCGGCGTCGAACTCGGATCAGTCGACGCAGTCCTGTCGCGTCACGTTCTACGGGGTGTAAGCAGGATGCCGCTCGTTCTTCCCGACCGGGTTGTGCGTGAGCTTCGCGGCGAGCGCGCACGGGATCTGGCGATGGCTACGCGTACGGAGGTGTGCGCGGAGTTCAACCCGGAACTCCAGCACATCGACCCGCACCTCGAGCTCGTGTTCTGGCCTGAGCATGTGCCGGCCCCGATGGGGTTCATCGCGGGCCGCTACCACATCGTCCGTCACAACCCGGGCGCACCGGGCTCAGTCGAGCCGCTCGTCGATGCGCAGGGCGGGTTCCGTCAGCCGGACTCGTCGCTGTTTGAGTTCCTGCGCGCGTCGGACATGTGGAATGAGCAGGCGATGCGTGACCGCCGCCGCGTGATGCAGTCAGCGAAGGACGCTCAGGCTGCTCGTCGGCGCCGCGAGATGGAGGACCGCCGCGAGGAACTGAAGGATCGCGTCAACGCGGCGACGCGGACGAGCGTGTCGATGACGGACACCCCGTGGACCCAGAACGCTGGTGGGCGTAGAGGACGGAAGGCGGCGTAGATGGCTCTCGACTTCACGGCACTGCAGGCGGAGGTGTTCGCTCGCGGCTTCGACTACCTCAACGACGCGGGCGCGGGCCTGACGCGCGTGAAGCGCTGGATCAACGACGCCATGCACGAGGTCGACACGATGGAGAAGTGGGACTACACGTACGCGACCTCTGCGGGGGTCGCGCCGTTGACGATCGCTGACGTCCGGCTCGTTGAGGACGTGTCGCTCACGGTCGGTGGGGCAACGCTCGTCGGCCAGTCCCGGGCGCTGCTGGAAGCGGTCTACGGGACGCTCGGCACGAACACGGCTTCAACGCCGGTGTTCTGGTACCGGTCGGCTCCCACGGTCGTGACGGACTACCCGCTGAACACGTCGCTGTCGATCAGTGTTCGCTACTGGAAGTTCGGTCCGGACCTGTCCGCCGGCGCTGACGTGCCCCTCATGCCCGACAGGTTCCGGCAGGTGATCGTCGAGAAGGCGGTCGCCAAGGCGTTCCGCGACAGCAACGACCCGGGCGCCGCGAACGACTGCCTCGCCGAGGCTCAGCGGCTGATCGACGCGATGCGCCTGGAGCTCGTCCCCGACTACCTCATCCGCGCACCCGTGGCGGCGAAGTAGATGGCCCGCACGTTCGCCGATATGCAGATCGAGGTCTTGGAGCGCGTCGGTCACGAGGACGGCCGCACGGCTGTCCGGGCTCGTCGTTGGCTGAATGACGCGATGCATGAGGTCGACTCCGATGGGCGTTGGGAGTATCTGCTGGCGTCTACGACGGGGGCCGCCCCGTTGACGATCGCCGACCTGGACCGGGTTGAGTCGGTCGCGGACGCGACGGCTGATTACGCGCTGACGCAAGTCGACCGGGACGCGCTCGTCGACGCGTTCGCTGATCTGACGATCACGGGGACGGCGCAGTACTGGTATCGCAGCGCGCCGACGACGATCGCGGTCTACCCGGTATCGACGCTCACGCTGACGGTGAAGTACTTCAAGTTCGGGCCGGACATGGCGGCGGGGACCGATGCCCCGCTCATGCCGGACCGGTTCCGTCAGGTGATCGTGGAGCGTGCGTGCGCGACCGGGCTCAGAGCAATGGGTGATCTGAACGGCGCGCAGGCGTGCATGCAGGAGTACGACCGCGTCCTGCAGGTGATGCGTGAGTCGTTGCTGTCGACCCCGGCTTACCAGCTGCGCACCTACGTCTCCGAGGACGACTAGATGAGTCTGCGACCGGTGGTGATCGAGCAGTTCCCGGGACTGGACTTGCGGCAGGACCCGGGCGATGCGACCGGCGCGGTCGACCTCGCGAATGTGACGCTTGAGTCCGGGCGCGTCCGCACCCGCGACGGGACGTCACTGTTCGCGAC